TCCAGAAAAGCCCATTGTTTAACCTCGTTCCTGATTAAATCTTGCTTGTTCTGTTGAAAGATACATCGGTGTAACTTGAGCTAGTAAATCACATGTCCCTGCTGCGCCTGGTGTAACTTGCACACTTACAATATTTTGACCGTTTATGTTTTGGTCTGACCCTGCACCTAATGTAATAGCTGGCTGCCCGTTTACTGAAAAAGTACATGCGTTAGTTGCATCCTGGTTTTTAATTGCTACTGATATTGCAATTGCTCGATATAATGTAGGATAATGAACTGTTGTTGCTGCTGCGCCTGCTGCCACTACATCAGAGACATAAGTTGATTCTGCTGTTGTATCGTTTGGTTTAACCGTAACTCGGTAACCTAAAATTATTTGAGGCATTTACGCCACCTTAGAAAAGATTTGCATATTTCATTAAAAATGAGTATGCTGCAATTCCTCCACCAGTGGCAACTTGTCCAGATTGAAAAGATAATTGTTTTCCACCAGCTTGTCCACCAACTGTAACGGGAATGTTACCAAAAACCACACGACCAGCACTGGCTGCTGAACTAGCAACTGAGAAGTTCGAAACTCCAGATTGTATTCCGTTTACAAGGACGTTAGTTTGATAGGCTGCTGCGCCTGGAGGGTCTGGATTATTCACACAATCCAAAATAATATTACTTCTGTTTAACTGCTGTATAGTTAGACCAGTTACATCGTCGGTTGATGGTGTGAATACATTCAATGCTGCGCCTGTTGTCGTATAACTTCGCATCAGTGGAACAGCCATTATAGACTTGACTCCTGTACGTTGCCCATAGAGTTTGCACCTGTAAATGAAGTAACAGAACTACCAATTAATGAGGTTGCAACTGCACCAATTGCTGATTCCACGCCACCAATTGCAAATGCAGCTGTTGCTGGAATTACTTTACCTATTGTTCCCTGTGCAATTCCTGGCGAAACTGCACCAAGTATGACGGTTCCTAAGGCTGCAATGCCTGCGCCTGCTAGAATTTTGTTAAGTGTTTTACCTGTTTTTAATTTAAATGCCATTCTCAGTTCTTAGAATAGAGAATGACTTAATAAGTATTGTTCTTTTAAATTGATATGGTTATTCTGGGCAAGATATTGCCACTTGTTGCAGTAGGTGCAGCAATGTTATTTCTAATAAATGCCTTTACTAGACCAGCTCAGGCTACAGCCTCAGCAAGTGCATTATCATCAACTTTTGGTTCTATAGGAACGGCTGGTCAAAGTATCGCCACGTTAGGCGAGGGTATTGGGGCTGGTTTAGCTGGTCTATTTCAACCATTTTGGGAAATATCAAATTTATTTGAGAGATTCGGTTCGTTAAGTGTAGGAAGTGCCAATGTTTCGGCTGCTGCTCATCAGGGGTCAGGAGAAGGTAACGCGTCTACATCGAGTGCGAGTGTAAGTGTATCAGGAGGCTCTTCAGGTGGAGGCTCGTCCGTTGCAGGCGTTACTAATACTAATCCAGGTGTAAGAATAACAGGAGGCTCTCCAGGCGTAACAGGTACGGTACGTTGAAGAAAGGAAGTGAGGCTGCTAAAGCATGGGGTGCAAAAATGAAAAGAGCTAGAACGTCTAAAAATGGAAGGAAAAAAACTAAAAGAAAAAGCACTACTAAAAAACGTAAATGCCCTAAATGTAGTTGTAAAACCCAGATAACAAAACGTGGGCGTAAAGTAGGTAGGCGTATTAAAAAATCAATTAGTAGTGCCTGGTCATTCTAGACCCATACATATTTTTCACCTTTACACTTAGGGCAGTCAATAGTTGTGTTATAGATGGGGTCTATTTTGTTAGAACTGGTCTGAGAGTCTACTGTCCCTACAATGCCATGAGGAACACCTGTTATAGTATCTGCACATAAATCACAAGCTAGTAACTGTTTCAGCTTCAGTTCCAGGTTCGGTCGGTTTATTATTGGTATTGGCAGATTTGATTTTTTCATAAATTCGTTCAACTATAGCAGGGTCTTTCTTAACAGCTTCTTCAACTTGTGGAATTAGAAAAGATGCAGCCTTTTGATATTTCTTTGGTATTAACTGCATGATAACTTCGCCCAGACCCGAGTCTTTCATGTCTGAATCTGTTACTGTATTGCCATTTTTCAATCTGTTTACTGCACCGTTTAATCTTTTTAATTCAACTGCGTGTTCAGCATCCCCTTCTTTTTTACGGTCTGCTAAATATTTAATATCATTTTCAAAGTCTTTGATGCGTTGCCTAGAGTGTTTGTTAGTAACAGACCGACTCCGAGCAACGAACATACAGGAAATACCAGCAGATATACTCGCAACCAGGATAAGTGCTGATGATAAAAGCTCTTCCATACCATAATTATCAAGTTATTACTTAGTTCTAAGTGTTTACTGCTTGATTTTACTTGTTTTTACTTGCTTTTACCTAGTTTTACTTGACAAAAACGTCTAACTAACCTAATGATTATTAGAATTTGTCATAAAAGTCTAGTGGAAGAATCAGCGCAATACGCTCCTAGGGGACATGGTATCGGTTAGGGACGAAAAAGAAGGGGGCTGGCTGTACATATTTTCAAAATCTTAATATATATTATTATACTAGTGTGACTTAGCATTATCATGTTTAATCCAGACCACGTGACACCGTTAGAAAAAGCAAGAAGATTAAAGGCTGCACAGAAAGAGACAAAGGTAGCCAAAACCATATCAATTCCGATTAGCTATTGGGCATTACTTGACCAGGTTCGAAACATAACAGGAAAGAAAAACGCCAATGAGACTATCATGTATTGTATTAAACAGATAGGAGTTGAGGAGGGTCTAGAATCTTGAATCAAAAACAAAAAGAAGTATTGCTTGCAAAATTAAAAAGACATGTGAAGGTTTTAGAATCTTGACAAAAAAAAGTAAATTTGAAAAGACTGAAAAATGGGAGGTAAAAATAAAAAATGATTTGTAAAAACTGCTTAAAATCTTATTTGTGTAGATGTGAGATAGGTAGCCGTCATTGTAAATGCTCTTATTGTAAGGTATTAAATTGATTTGTAAAAAGTGCGGCATGAAGAAAAAGAAAGATAGTGAGTTTAATTTTGACAACTGAAATTATCCCTAGAGAAAAATGTAGAGTATGTAAAATCTATTTACAAAAAAACTGTCTTAATGATATTTGTATAAAATGCTCAAGTGATAGAATATGAAAATGGAAATAATAGAAAGCGATTTGAAACAATTATTTCAGTGGATAAAGAACTTGGAAGAACTGTGTAGGTCACAACAGGTTTTGATTGAAGTATTAGACGAACGAGTGAGCCATATAGAATTATTGCTAACCCAAGAAGATAATAAATAATTATTTCTTATTATAAAAAATTGAAAGAATAAATCTTAAAAATTTCTTTATTTTTTTTATCATCCTATTTCTAAACTTAAGCCCTGTGTACTGCCAGAAATAGACCCATTAGAATAAGTCGTAACAGTCGTTGCTGCATTACTTCTTATTCTTAGTTTGCATATGTCACCGTTCAATGGTGTAATCGCTGACACTGAACACCCAGTAGGTAGACCAGTTATGCCTGATGATATTGAAACTGCACCTGTATTCAAATCTACCCCGTTAATATTCCAACAAATATTCACATAACCCTGTGCACTAATTTCACCCACCCAATCATACTGCAAAAAAGCAAAGCCTCCAACTCGCACGGGTAAAGTGATAGAAACAGACCCAGTTAAATCGACAAAAGAAGCTGAGGTTGTTGTACTGGCGTGGGTTGGGTTTACTACTTGTTGTGATATAGAGATTCCAGCCTGTACCCATTCAGGCGCATTTGCAGCACCGTTTACAACAAGTTGGTTAGTTGCTGCACCTATTGCTAAACGTTGTAAAGCATTCCCAGAAGAAAAAACTATATCACCAGCCGTTAATTCTGCTTCTGTAACATTATCCATATCTAATGTTCCACCATCTTGAACGGCTGCACTGTGTTTGTGTGCCTTTAAGATATTAGAACCTCCTCCAGAAAAGCCCATTGTTTAACCTCGTTCCTGATTAAATCTTGCTTGTTCTGTTGAAAGATACATCGGTGTAACTTGAGCTAGTAAATCACATGTCCCTGCTGCGCCTGGTGTAACTTGCACACTTACAATATTTTGACCGTT